GGACCTAGGGTTGCACCAACTCCTTCTTTTTTAAGTTTTTTTTTCTTTTTTTTAAAAGCGTATGGGGTTGCATATTGCATTCCTGTACCTGCACTAAAACTAGCAGATCCTGCTCCCCCTCCAGTAGTAGACATTTCTTCTATTTCTTCTTCTTCTCTGACTGCTTTTCTATAATCTTCTGGGTAATTATTTCTAACATGAGTACGAATTACATTTCTTAATTGTTTTGCTTGTTCGTATATGTCTAAGAATTTTTTATCATCTTTAGCTTTTTGGTACACACCTTTAGCTGTATCCGCTAATTCCATAGAATCTTCAACTAATTTGGTTAAATTAGGAACATAATCAATAGACCAAGATATAGCACCCGTTACAGGATCTTTACCTGTAACTACAGATTTTACACCCCCAGTAACCTTAGTATCACCTACTTCAATTTCTTTAAGTTTATATTTGAACGCCATTTGCTATTTGAATTTCATTTACTAATTGATAATAACGTAACAAATCAACTAAATTATCATCACCAACTTTATCCGTTTTATTTAATTCAGTTAAAAATTTAGATACTTCGGTAATTTTAATTTGAGTAGTTTTATCTTTAACATTTTTAATTATTTTAGATAATGTTAATTTTAACTCTGTAATTTTAACATTATAAAAATTTCTTAAATCAGGTGTTGAATCTACAGCATTAATATATTCCTTAAGAATTTGTTTTTGCCCACTACTTAATAAGTCATATTTATCATTAAATTTTTCTAATAATATTTTATATGTTAAAGATCTTACATCTTTATCATATGTAGAAAATTCTTTAAGTACTGATTGTTTTTTATCACTATTAATTTCCTTTTTAGTTAAATGTTCCAATAAAGTAACTTTATTTTCAACTAATTGAGTAGGATTTGAGATTGAATTTGAATTAACGTTTTCTATTAAAGTGTATAATGCAGCTAATTCTTTATAATTAGTAACTTTAGAACCAAAGAAAGATTCTAAATTATAATGTTTCTTAATTTCATTAATTAAATTATACTTCTGCTTTTTTAATGATTTTCTATTAAACTTAGTAGAAGCTTCTAATATAGTATCAACTACCATAGTAGCTCTACCTTCGGTTATTACTTTAGACTTAAGTATAGACTCATACAATTTGTATTCTTTACCTAAAGAAGTGTTAGTAAAATATTCTTTTAAAATATCAATAGCAGGTGAGTCACCCCCTTTTAATGTATCTGCAGTTATTTGACGTACTAATAATTCAAATAATATTCCAGTATTCTTATATTTTGAGTGTTTTATTTTCATCAAAAAAATAGTATTTTATTATAAATATATAAAGAGTCTTACTTCTTTAATTGGTTTTCATCTAACAACGAAGTATCATCTTTATCCTCTTCAAATATTAAGTGTTTTTTATTAAGATTTTTTAAGGATGCAAATATATCTTTATTTTTTAAATAACTTATTTTAGCAGCACTCTCTAAAGCTAAAGGACCACCTTTAAATTTGGGTCTAATAGTGTTAGAATCATTTTTATCTGTATCTTTCATACGTTTGACTCCTAATCTATCTTTACCAAAGTTGTCATCTTGAGTATTTCTTTTAGTAATAGAATCTTGTGGTCTTCCTAATTTTGGATCATCTTCACTATATCCATCTGGTACATTACCTGGGTCAGACATTGTTCTTCCTTTACCATATAATGATGCTAAATCATGGGGTGTACCATATGATTTACCTGTGGTTTGGGGATCATTACCTTCAGCTTCTATTTGAGCATTTCTAAATTTACGTTTAGAATCTTCTCTAACTAAATCTCGGTATTCATCATATTGATCTTCACTAAAGTGATAGATATTATCATAAATCCAATCAGATGGAACTAAACCTTGTTCTAATAATGTTCCTGCCAATTCAGATTTAGATTTCATTAGTTCAATTCTTTCTTGATCATAAATGATAGAAGGAGTTGTCATATCTAAAGTAAAATTAGTTAATGTTTCATCTGTATACCCTTGTGTGTATAAATGAACTAATGCTATTTTATTAAGTTCTGATAGTATAATTCTTTGGATACGATCAATTGTACGAGCAAATCTAATATCTTGTTGAGCTAATGTAGCTTTACCTTCTACACCCTCTTCATAACCTAAGAAGGCCTTAGGAATTTTAAGTGCAGCAAATAATTTACCTCTTAAATATTCTACATCTTGTATACCATCATATTGTAATCCTGGTGTAGTATCTATTTTGGTTGTATTATCATTACCTCTTACAGGGATATAAAAATCTTCTAACATGTTTTGCATGTTATATTTTAAATTATACTCACCCGTTTTTTCATCCATAAGCGGAGTACGTTTCATACTTGAAATAGTTTTCTGCATGAATGTTTCTATTTCGTTTGGTGGGATAGCTCCTACATTTACATAAAATATTCTTTTTTCAGGGGCACGTGCAATTCTATGAATTAACATAGCATCCTCCATTAATGTATATTGTTTAAATAACTTTCTAGCAGGTTCAATGTATGCTCTACCATAAGGAAGATAATTAACATCACCTATTAATCTAAAATGAGCCATTTCATAATTATCAAATACTATACCAGTATTATTATCGGGGTTTTGGTTGACTGTATAATAACCTGAACCCATACTTCCACCTCCATTAACACCATCAGGGTTGAATATATATTTTATTGCAGATGGGTTTTCTGGGTCATAACCTTCTTGTCTTTCCATATGATAAGCAGTATAAGGTATAACATTATAAACACCGAATTTTTCAGCAATTTCTAATTTTAAGAAGAAATCACCATATTTACACATTTGGCGTATCCACATCCACATATTAAATTCAATGTTTAACACATCATAAAATAAATTATATAGTATATTTTGGATATCTTCATTTGCACTTCTAATCTGAAGTACTTCACCCATATCATTTTTTAAAGTTGATTCATCTGCTAATATGTCTAATGCTGAGGCTATAATGGCATCTTGATCCATTACATCATATTCAGAATAAATCATAGTACGTAAGTACTGGTAATTTAGGTTAAATTGGGCTCCATATAAAGAAGAGGGAGCAGTAGAGTAAACTCTATTGTATCTATCCATCAGGGAATTTGTTTCATATTCCCCACTTGATTGAATGTGGCCAGAGTCAATGGTTTTAACTTGGTTTCCACCTACGTTTCTGATTACTACGTCAGTTGAAAATAATCTTTTTAATCTTGTAAATACGCTTTTATCAGCCATAATCTATTATTATTATTATAAATATTACTACAGTAACCAATCAATGTTTTCTTTACCACCTTTTATATCCATATGGTAAGGATTATCGGTTCCCTTTGAAAAACCATAACTACCCTGGTATGGTGTTCTGTTAACCTTCATATTATTTAATGCAGATTTTGTTAAATCTAATCCTCTTTGTTTAAATTTTAATGCCGTATCTCTAATATACATAGCAGTACCAAATGCTATAACTAAATCATCATTATATCCAGTTTGTGCTTCTGCTCTACCATTTTTCCAAATAAATACTTTCATCTCTTCTACTAATCTCTTTGAATGAATTGTTACACCTTTATCTGCTATATATTCTTGGAACTTACCTATTACCATAGGACGTGTTCTAGATGACATTGTAAAACCGGCTACCATTTTTGAGTGGTCTTGATATTTGTCAAAATACGAATTAGCATTGGCTTCTCCACTCTTTTGTGAATAGTAAAGATTAGAATATTGTCTATCAATAGCTACTTGTATGGTTGCCCATCCTATATTGGCATTTTCTATTACAAGTAAAGCTTCATTATATTCTGTAGCTAGACCTACTAATAAATGACCAAATTCTTTTGTTCCAATTTGTCCTTTATATTCTGCTACTTGCACATTAGTTTCTACATCCATTACATGGCAAGTAGAAAAATCTTTTCCATCACCACGAGCAACATCAGCTACTACCATATAGGACCGAGTATAATCTGCGTTTTCCCAAACCCATAAGTTTTGATCAGCTCCTCTACGTTCTAAAGGGTCTTTAATGTAAGTTTTTTCGTAATATTCCAAATATTCGT